GCAGTTGTAATTTACAGAATGTCTCGAGCACCAGAACGAAGAATCTTTTATGTGGATGTTGGAAACTTGCCCAAGCAAAAGGCAGAACAGTACATGAAGGATCTTATGGTTCGATATCGAAACAAACTGTCTTATGATCCTAAGACTGGTCAAATAAAAGACGACTGGAATCATAATTCCATGTTAGAAGATTTCTGGATTCCTCGCAGAGATGGAGGCAAAGGAACTGAAATTACTACTTTGGATGGAGGCCAACAACTAGGTCAACTAGAAGACGTAGATTATTTGTTGAAAAAATTATTTCGTTCTTTAAATGTTCCACTCAGTCGTCTCGAGGCACAAAACGGATTTAATATGGGCAGAATGGGAGAGATTACTCGAGACGAAGTAAAGTTCTTTAAATTTATTGAAAGAATGAGAATGAAATTTGCTGAATTGTTTTTAGATCTACTTAAAAAACAATGTCTACTTAAGGGCATAATGACTACAGCAGATTGGAAATCTATAGAATATTATATTGATTTCAAATTCAATAAAGACTCGTATTTTGATGAATTGAAAAATATGGAAATTCTTAAAACAAAGGTAGACATGTTAGGAATCATGCAACAGGCTTCGGGAACTTTGTTTTCAGACAAGTATATTAGGAAACAAATTTTAAATCAAACTGACGAAGAAATGGCCCAAATGGATGTGGAAATGTCACAAGAACGAGAAGTCAAAATACAACAACAAATGGAACAACAACAGAGAGATTTAGCCATGCAACAACAGGCTGAAGGAGAATCTGCTGGTAGTGAAGAATAATGTCTAAAACAACTAAAAAATCTCAATATTCTGGTGTTTTTCAATATTTTGATGAAGGATTTTACGAATTTTTAACTCTGGTAGAACATACAAAAATACCAAAACGAATTAGATTTAAAAATAAAAATACAGTAACTATTAACAATTCTCAAGCGGCAAAGATTAAATTTTTTATACATAATTCTGGTCTCAAACACAAAAATCGACAAACGACTAAACTATTATTGCAACATCCTACCCAAATTCAAAATATTATAAATAGGAGTACCTATGTCAACTGAAAAAATATTAGAATCAATCGTAACCAAAAAATTTAATCAAGCAAAATCTTTAATAAAGGAATCAATGAGTGTCCGAATCGGTTTAATTTTAGAACAAGAACTAGAACGTCTTGGAGCAAAATTACTGACAGAAAAAACAGATCCAGTGGGCGAAGAAGACGGCGATATTGACAATGATGGTGATAAAGACAGTTCAGATGAGTATATAGCAAACAAAAGAAAAGCAATAAGTGCAGCTATTAAGGCAAAGAAATAAATGCTTTTAATTACAGAACAATCTTTTGATTGGGTCAAGCCCATAATCGAAGAAGGAACAGAAGGTCGTCCTAAGTCGTATTTCATTGAAGGTATAATGCTTCAGGCGGAAACTGTAAATCGCAACGGCAGAAAATATCCTACTAAAATTTTAATGAAAGAGTGCGAACGATATTCAAAAGATTTAATTAGAGAAAAACGATCTTTTGGAGAATTAAATCATCCTTCAAGTCCCACTGTTAATTTAGATCGAGTATCTCATATGATTACTGAATTGCGTCAATCCGGCAATGACGTAATTGGCAGAGCAAAAATTCTTTCTACCCCAATGGGAAATATTGCCAAGAGTCTTATCGAAGAAGGAGCACGTCTCGGAGTATCGTCTCGAGGTATGGGTTCATTAAAGAAAATTAACGAAGTAAACGAAGTTCAACCAGATTTCATGTTGTCTGCAATTGATATTGTTGCAGATCCGTCTGCACCGGGTGCATTCGTTAACGGTATTCTGGAAGGAAAACAATGGGTCTGGGATAACGGCCTGTTGCGGGAAGAAGAAATATCCAAAATGCATCGAGAAATTAAAAATACTTCTTCTAAACAACTAGAAGAAACCGCCCTTAAATTATTCAAAAAATTTATTAAGGGACTATAAACGTAAATTTTAAAACTTATAAATAACAAATAACGGAGGATACGACTGTGCCAAATAATCAAATGCAACAATCAAAAGTAAGAGATATCAGTGGTCGTGGAGATATGGATGCAAGTGGTCGAGGATCAATGGATGCCCCCGCTGTGGCCCAAGACGGACAGGCTCAGGCAAACATGGCAACTCTTAGACCAGGCGGCGGTTCATGGGATGCTGCACTTCGTGCTGTGATGGGAGGTCAGCAGGCGCAACCACAAAAAGAAACCGAAAAAACCGAAGATACCGAAGATACCGAAGAAACTGAAGAAACCGAAGAAACTGAAAAAACCGAAAAAACTGAAGAAAGAAAAAAGATGAAAACAGAAGATTATATACAAGTTCTTTTTAACGGAGAAACATTAACAGAAGAATTTAAAGTAAAAGCAAAAACTATTTTTGAAGCAGCTGTTTCAGAACGAGTTGCAGAAATTGAACAAAACATTATCGAGGCAAGTGCTGCAGTGATTCGTGAAGAAACCGAAAAGGCAGTTACTGTTGGTTTAGAAAATCTCACTGAAGCAGTGGACGGATATTTAACCGAAGTTAGCAGAGAATGGCTCAAAGAAAATCAAGTAGAAGTAGAACGAGGACTCAGAACTGAAATTGCAGAAAACTTTATTGCGGGACTGAAACAACTGTTTGAAAATTCGTATGTTGAAGTTCCAGAAGAAAAAGTAGATCTCGTTGACGGTTTGTTTGAACAAAATACTCAATTAGAAAAATCATTGAACGAGGCAATTCAAACTAATCTGACTCTAAATTCTGCATTGGTTGCTCAGGCATGTTCTGAACAATTTATGCATATAGCAAATGGTCTTACAGATACCGAAACTGAACGACTTGCCAAACTGGCAGAAAGTTTAGATTTTGAATCGGTTGAACAATACGCAGAAAAGGTAAAATTACTAAAAGAATCGTATTTTGGTCCAGGATCTGAAACAAATGCTCCTGTAGACGCATCTGGTTCTTCCCCCGCACCTTCCGCAAATCCGTTGATGGAAGGATATGTTGCGGCAATTAGTCGTCAACTCAAGATCAGTGGAAAACGTAACTGAAAATATCTAAAAATATAAATAACCAAAACAAGGAGAATCAATAAATGTCTAGAATTCATAAACAAGTCGTTTCGGTACAAAAGGCAACAGACGGAGCTAATTCTGGAGCAACTTTAGCTTCTGGAAGTGCCGTCGCTGCTATCACAAAGCATTCTGCATTTTTAGCGACTGCAACGCGTACAGAAGGTGTAACGTTCAGTCCAATCTACTATACAGCTGACGGCAACACTCTTGCTGGCACTGTAACAAATGTCAAAGGAGCAATTAGTCCTCTGTATATTCAAGCTCGTCTTCATTCGTTCACTGGTCTTACCGGTGGCGATTTAACATTCCTCGCCTGATATCAAAATAATCCAAAGTATAAATATAACAATAGGAGAATCAATAAATGGATTTCAATAAAACAACACCGTACGACACTTTACTAGAAAAATGGTCACCTGTGGTTGACCACGCAGACATGCCTAAGATTGACGATATTCATCGTCGTCGTTGCACTGCTGTGTTACTGGAAAACCAGACTCAGGCATTGCGCGAACAATATCTTACTGAGACACCTGTTAATAACATGGGAGGTGTATTCAATGTAGCAAATCCCGCCGGAGGTCAAGCAGCAGGAGGACTTGCTGGTTACGATCCAATCTTAATCAGCTTGGTTCGTCGTGCCATGCCTAACGTCGTGGCATACGACGTGGCATCGGTTCAACCCATGAGTGCCCCAACCGGTCTCATTTTTGCAATGCGTTCCAAGTACGATTCGCAAACCGGTCCTGAAGCTATGTTTGACGAACCGTGGGCTAAATTCTCGGGTGAAGGTCTAACATCAGGCGCCAATGCCGGCGCATCTGGTGGACTAGTTACTCCAATCTCTGCATTAGGAGCTAACGTCGACAATCTGTCAGGATTCCGTGCCATGCTTACCGCAACCGGTGAACGTCTGGGTGAAGGTGGTGCCAACTCTGATTTCCAAGAAATGGCATTCTCGATTGAACGAGTCGCTGTCGAGGCAAAGACTCGTGCCCTCAAGGCAGAATACACCACAGAACTGGCACAAGATCTCAAGGCAGTTCACGGGTTAGACGCAGAATCAGAACTCGCCAACATTCTCAGTGTTGAAATTCTTAATGAAATCAACCGAGAAATTCTTCGCACAGTCTACACCACCGCAGTAGTCGGTTGTCAACAATCAGATCTTGCTGGTTCAGGTGGTCTTTACGATCTTTCAGTTGACGCTGACGGTCGTTGGAGTGCAGAACGTTTCCGAGGTCTCATGTTCCAAATCGAACGAGAAGCAAACGAAATTGCCAAGAAGACTCGTAGAGGTAAGGGTAACTTCGTAATCTGCTCGGCAGACGTTGCTTCGGCACTTGCAATGGGTGGTTTCTTGACCATCTCTCCGGCACTCAATGTTAATCTTAACGTCGATGACACCGGTAACATCTTTGCAGGTATTCTTAACAACAAGATGAGAGTCTTTATCGATCCGTTCGTGGCATCTGGTGTAGACTTTGCCGTAGTAGGATATAAGGGTGCAAATCCTTACGACGCTGGTATCTTCTATTGTCCATACGTTCCACTCCAGATGGTACGTGCAGTAGATCAAGGATCCTTCCAGCCCAAGATTGGATTCAAGACTCGATACGGAATGGCACAAAACCCATTCGCTCGTGGTCGCGGTACAGTAAGTACAGGATTAGAGGCAAACACTAATCAATATTATCGTATCTTCCGTGTTCGTAACGTCCACGGTAACGGCGTTCAGTGAAATTGATTGAAACTTGATTCTCAAAGGGGGGATTTCGATCCCCCCTTTTTTGTTTTGTTAGCATTCTGATCATTTGGCCGATATAAATACTATAACACTATGAGTACTCCATTATTTGGTTCAACTTACGGTTCTAGACTGAACACAGATGAAAATATTTTTTCTTATTCAGATGTATTTAATTATAAAAACATGACTTATCATGGTTTTTATGGAGCTGGATCATTACAGGCACAAGAATTAAATGAACTACAAGAACAGTGTCAAATACAAAATACAGTATATTCAAATATATTAAAAAATTGGTTAGTTTATAACAATGTAAACGGATCGTTTGAAATATCTACTGGAATTGAAAATGGATTCGTAACAGAAAATGATCAATTCATACCAGAAAATCCTTCATATATCGAAATACAACCAAATACTGGATTAGACTTAATATATCAATACGCAAAGGGTTGGTATTTTAAAAGAGATGAAAATGGATTTGGGCAATATATTTTTCTTCCCACATTACAATCTAAAGCAAATTCTGTTATCGATTATCCGTATTATATAACACAAAAAAGAGTAGCATATGGAAAAAGGAATGAATGGTCTTTTTTAAGAGATACTTTAAGTTTTAATTCTTTAGATTCTTTTGGTTCTCATAGATTACAAGATTTTTTAACAATTTCAGAGGACGATAGTGTAGTTACCCCACCGCCCCCACCGCCGGCCGGCTCTGGTACTGGCGTAATTTCTGACTCATTTATTAATAATATCATATTATATACTGAAAGTATTACTGGTGAAGTGAAATCTATATCTGGATGGGATCCGAATCCTGGGTCAGCAGATGGAAATTTTATAGGCAAGGGAATTAGAAATGTACTTACACTTAATGATGGTAACGGTGGTTGGAATTTGACACCCCCTCTTGGAATAACAGGAGTGAAACAAATAAGTGAAGGATACGGATATGTTGTAGTTCTCCGAGAAATAAATGGAATTCAATCTCTTACAGCTTGGGGAAATCCTACCACAACAACAGAATCTGATATCAAAAAAGCAACAGGTTGGTTTAATCACCAATTGGCCCATTATAAAGGATTCGGAAAGAGATTAGATGGAATAAAAATTAGAAAAATTGCAACAGGTGCTCAGGCAGTTGGAGTTTTATTTGAAAACGGAGAAGTAATAGTTTATAGAGCTTCTACAGATAATAACAATCCGGTAGGAAGTGAACCAAATACTGTTTGGACTGGAATAGGAAGTATACCTGTTCCTGTAAAGGGAAATGCTGCATATATTCTAGGATGGACAGGTTATGTATCTAGTTTATATGGTCCAACTTTATCTAGTTATAGATCCACTGCTGATCCTTCTACCCAAGGATGTTTTCCTGGAGAACTAGGTCCTAGTCAATTAGATGGAATAACATGGAGACCAGATTTGCTATGGAGATTGTATAGAGGTTCTACTGGTCCGAACTGTGGTCGAGACCCTAGTAAAGATTCTCCTGCTTCTTGGGCGACAATAACGGGAGCACCAGCCGATTACCAATTCAGTAGAGAAACTGTTGGAATTTCAGGTCCAAATTACAGCGAAGGGGCCTGGCATAAACAACATAATGATTTTATTCCAATGCCTGATGGAACAGGATACGTACCTCCTCAGACATTGCCCCTAGATATACGAAATAGTAAACCAACCAATTCTATATTTGGTTTATCTAATAAAAAATATAGAGACATAAAGGCAGGAAGATCTCATTTCTTATTGTTAACAGAAGACGGGACTATAGAAACATGGGGATGGAATTGGTATTATACTGTAACAGGAAGTGGACCACATCCTACAGGCTTCTCAAGAGAAGGATCTGGATTCACTGTAAACTTTGATCAAAATACAGGTGTACAGTGGTCGACTACTACTGATGAAGATACACAAAAATTAAGACCATGGCCTATAATAACTAGTTCGGGAGACAATACAGCACCTGAAGTTAAACGTTTGAAAACAGAAAAAAATTCAGTCAAAGCAATAAGTTGTGGGTACTATACAAGTCAAGTTATTAAAAATAATGGCAATATTTTTGCATGGGACAGAAACGAATGGGGAGAATCTAGTGAAATTCCAGCTGGAGATTTTAAACAAGTTCATGGTGGTTATCATCATGCAATAGGTCTCAAAACAGACGGCACTGTTGTGTGTTGGGGAGAAAACAATGATGGAGAATGTACGGTTCCTCCAATATTAACTAATCCTGCTACTGCGAAATGTATATGGGTAAGGGCTCAAAGACGAATTTCTTTTGCATTACAGGATAATGGATTATTGTGGGGATGGGGAAATACAACAGAAAGAAAATTTGGATTTCGTGGATTTACTTCCGGTCAACCATTCAATACTACTGACAACTTGATATTAGTTCAAAATCCGCATCCTAATGATATACCAGAACCATCTACTACAAATCAATTAAAAGATTGGGCTAACATTGTAGCTAATAGAATAACAAATGTGGGTTCGGAGAATAAATCTAGAGATATAGTATTGTCTTATAAACTATTAGAAAACAATGATACCTGGTCTAGTATTTTTTCAAGCGGGCGGACATTGGCAAACAGCCTAACTAACTCTGGACAACCTCAACTTAGAGAATGGACCCCACAGCGGAGACCAGGTCAACCACTCAATAGATATCATCCGCATGCTTACGAAAGAATTTTTACACTTCAAGAATTTATAGACAGAGGACATCCAGTCAATCCATCATATGCCCCAGATACAATTGCAGTAGAATTAATAGAAAGCGGCTGTACTGCTGCAGGAACAGTTAGACACCTGAGTGAAGAAGATCCGCATCAAGGAGAATATCTACGCACTCACTTACCAAATCTTGCTCTGGCCCTAATAAATCCTGAAACACAAGGAAATCCGGGGATCCGACTTTCTAATTTAAATAAACTTAAAGACATGATCGACAAAATTTCAAAGTATACAGATGTTCCTGGAGGCAAAGTAAAATTTCAAAGAACAGGATGGACTATTGGTTTTAGAGGGGAGTCTTCCGGATCTTGTGCTGAAAATATAAATATAGAAGACGGTTCGTATTTAGGAGATTTATGGATAACAGAACCTTTATTATTGACATTAGATATAATAAATCACATTGAAGAAATCGGTCAACCTTCTATAGGACCTGAATTAAAAAATCGTATACACGCAGCATTACGATATGAACTATTTGAATTAGTAAAAAATTGGAAAGAATTATTAGGTTGGTATACTAGAGGAAGTCTTGTTGGTGGTCCATTAGTAGGTCAACCAAATACAAATCAATGGATAGAACCGGCATGTGCTATGGTACAAATTCCATTACTATTAGAAGATCAAGACTTATTGCCTGCATATAATTTAGGAGTAACTTTACTGCTTTCCACATTGATTGCATTGCAGGATGATGGATCATTCTCTGAAGGATGGAGTTATAGTGAACAATCTGTAAATAAAATATTAAAAACATTACAATTAATGAAACATGCAGGCGATAATAGAATTGATCTATTTAAACCCTGGATTGATCGTTTTTGGAATTGGTTATTAGATTATCAACTTCCTGGTAACTATATTTTAAATTCAAACGATAGTCGAGCAAGTAAACTTGTTGATTTTCAAATAAACTCGGCCACTCCTACTGGCATGTGGTCTGTTATTTCTTATGATGGACTAACAGCTGCAAAAAATTATAAATTTATTTACCCCGAAACAAATTTGGAATGGGAAGATTTATTTTATACATCTAAAATAAATGATGTTCAAGCTGAAAAAACTATACCGAACTTTAATTTTTATAATAAAGCAAATCTTGTTGTATGGAGATCTAATAGACATCGACCAGTAGACATACGCGATGTCACAAGTTCGGCCGTACCAGAATTTTGTATTTGGGCAAAAGGTGGATTTCTATCAGAAGGACATAAACATAGAGACGAAGGTCAATTTGCAATTTATTGCGGTAATAGAATAGTAATAATGGAAAGTGGAGTAGACTATGATATATCTTCGAACCGAATTAATAATATGTCAAACGCTAGTGGTCATAATATTTTTCAAATGTTTGAAAAAACTCCTAGAGCAACTCAAACTAATTGCCCTATGAGTGTTAGTGTTTTAAATGATAATGGTGGATCTATAGGAATAACATTGACAGACGCCTACAACACCACATCCCCGGGAGTCAATTTTGTAACCAGAGGAATAAGTTGGGCCAAAATAGGAACTCAAGAATTTAGAACAATAGTTAAAGATCAAGTTTCTTTGAACGTGAGTTTGAACCCATTTGTAGTTACCACCAATCTATTCAAATTTCATACAGGTTTAACTTTAGGTAATCTAAGCATTACCGGCGCTGATAAAAATTGGACAATTACTTGGCCAGGAACAACAATGGGAATAACCAGTAATATACTTATTAATATAACTGGTAGTACAGCAGAAAATGCCACATATAGACCAAATGGTAGTTTTGGACCCCAATCTATAACAGAACACAAAGTAATAGATGTAAATTTGGGTGAATTCTTACCACAGAATGCTGTGTTTTCATTAACAACAAATATACATACATCAAAATTAAGTACAGATCGGCCCTAAATGACACTTAACTGGTTAAATCTTCCTGATAATATCAAATCAGCACTTCCATATGACGCACAAGTTCCTCAAGTTGTGCCGGATACAAATAATTATCTTGTCACAAATCGATTTTTATTCAGTATAAAACGAGCTCCTGTTTTAAATTACTTTTGTCAACGAGTCAATTTGCCTGGAATTCAATTTGGAACCAGTCTTCAAACTACTCAAACTGGAATTGCTCCTATACGAAGACCTGGTACTCAATATCAACAAGAAGATTTGACTATAGGTTTTCTAGTAGACGAAAATATGAAAAACTGGTTAGAAATTTTAAATTGGATGAAACAGGCAGGAAGCTACGATAAAACATACGAAACTGTAAAGGAAGATCATAAAGTTTCTGATGCATTTTTACTTATAATGAACAGTGCCCTAAAACCTATAGCATCTGCATCTTTTTATGATGTTTTTCCTACTTCAATAAGTCCTATAAATTTTGATTCTTCTGTGGCAGATTCCGAACCGGTTCTGGCACAGGCTACTTTTAATTACAGTTGGTATGATATTAAAGCCCTGGCTTGAATTTTGATTGATTTTGTGATATAATTTTGATATGCGAATAGAAGAAATACGTAAAATGATTGATCTAGACGTTCAAATAGATCAATCTGCATTAAACAACGAGGCGTCCAAAATTCCTCAACTTCATAACAAGTATCTGTGTATTCATACTGATGAAAAACTTGTTCTAACAAAATTAGAAAATGATTTGAGAATATTGTTGCGAGATAAATGGTTATATTACTCAGGAAAGATGTCACAAGAACAATTAACTCAACGAGGATGGGAACAATTCGATTTAAATCTTCTCAGAACTGATCTGGATCGTTTTATTCATGCCGATCCGGATGTCGTTCAAATGGAATCCAAATGTGTAATGCAACGAGAAAAAGTAAATTATCT